AGCCTTGTAGCCTGGGGAATGGTCACAGCCGCAGGCGCGCTCTTGGGGCTGGTTTGGGGTTGGGGAAAGCCGTAGCAGGGCTTTTTATTTGCCTATAAGAGTTGGTATAAGACAATTTATACCAAGTAAAAAGGTTGGGCCTGAGCAGGGGGGCTCCTCTCCCCTACTTGACAACTGTTACTCAACGTGGTACAATGGGGCCAACCAATTGTATCCTTACCCAAGAGGCCAGTCGCTCCAATTCTCCACAGCCAGTTTCATTGCGAACCAAGGGGCGTTCCTGGCCCTTTTCTATTTCAGGAGGAGTTTTATGTCTATTGCAGCCGTGCTTTCTGGCACGCTGACTGTTTTGGAAGACGGGGTCACTCTCGTCACCAAGATCATCTCAGAGACCAGTGTGGCACTTGCCGACGTCACACGCCGCCTGCGCGTGTCCGTTGCCGCTGGAGCGACAGAGACCATCGAGCTTCCAGCAACCAATGGGCGCGTCCTGGCGGTGTTTTTGCGTTCAGGGACGGCAACGCTGCAAGTTGGTGACGCCTCTGACATTCCTCTGCACAGCCATCTTATCATGGAGTCTACTGGCTTCACAAGCCTATCTGTTACCGCCTCAGCCGACGCTGAGGTGGAAGTTTTGGTTGGAGGGACGGATTGATGTGGATTGTAGTTAGCCTAGAGATTGATGAGGCACCAGAGACGATCCAGGACCTGGCCAAGGCCAAATCCTGGCGTATTCATGGGCGAGAGAAGATTCCACCTACCGTACTCGTCAACCCAACCCAGCATTTCGACAGTGGGTATGGCGACTCATCAGTGCCGGAGCGGAAGTGATGGAATACACCGAGCGCGAGCGCAAGCTGCTGCGCGATTGTCTTGAGTATTCTCGTGACCCATCAGGGCTACCGGGCCACGCATTGATGTTGCTGGTCTGCAATATGTTCACCGACCTGCTTACACGGACGGGCATTGTCGTAGCGCCTCTCCCCTACCCCACCTATGCGGAAGGTGACGATGAATGAGACGGCGCAGCTACAAGCCGACACGCGAAGACCGCAGGATATTCGAGAAGGTAGCCGAGACAGGTAACTACAACTACTTTTTCGAGTATTACATGGGCATTGAATTGATGCCCTGGCAGATGTACCTTCACATGAGTCCTGCTGGAGACGCCACTGTTATTGGAGGTGTCGGCAGCGGAAAGACGATATACAAGGCAGTCTCTGAGCTGGGTCATGGGATATTTAGCGCCAAATACAAGTTCATGAACTTGGCCCCTACCGCCTGGCAGTCTCAGTTGATGTTCAACGCGATGGTTGACCACATCAGAGACAACCCGATGGAGCGGTTCCTGGCCCGGGATCCTGTGGAAAGGCCGTGGCCGCGCATCGAATTAACAACTGGCTCCTCAATGGAGTTTCGCTCGGCCTCCGACATCCGACTCATTCAGGGATGGGAGGGCGACAGCCTGAACGGGGACGAGTTCGGGATACTGGCCGATGGCGATGAGGTCATCAGCGGCATGGCTTCCCGATTGCGCGGGCGCGTTTCGGTAGGCGGGCACACCCGCTTCCGGCGCGGTCGGCTAGAAGTCATGACCATGCCCTACATGGTGCAGTGGCTCTGGACGCGGTACGATGCTGCTAAGCGAGAGCAAGACTTCCAGGAGCGCCACAACCTCGCCATCGCTAAGGGCCAGCCACTGCACCTACTGGCAGCTGAGGATATGGTCGCTATGACCGTTGCCTCAGCAAGCAACGTCGGCCTGAGCGAGAAGGACATTGCCCGGATGCGCCGGCGCATCTCCGACCACCTGGTGGACATCCAGATGGGCGGCGCACGACCGATGGGCCTGGGCGAGCACTTTTCCATGAACATGATGCGCTTGTACGAAGACTGGGGCATGAACGCGCTCATGGAGGAGGCGATCAGGGAGAAGTGGAAAGGGTACGACGAGATCGTCGTGCCGTCCATTGGCCCCATCACCTGGCGTATCCCGCGCCAGAAAGACCATCTCTACATGGTGGTGGGAGACCCTGGGAGCCTGGACCCGCCGCGCCGCAACTCGCCAATAGTGGCTGTGTGGGACGTGACGGACTTCCCGCGAGGCCCAGCACGGATGGTGTGCTTCAGGTGGATATTCGGAAGAGGAAGCTACGATCCCTTCCTGCAGGCGTTCTTTGAGGAGTATGTACGCTACCGGCCGCATTGGGCTTTATTCGATGCGACTGGCGTACAGAAAAGCTTTGATGAAATTGTCTTCAGGCAGTGGGGGTTGATGGCTGAGGGAGTTGATTTGTCGGGGATGAAAAAGGCTGCTGGGTTGACCGCTGCGAAAATTCTACTCGGGCGCGGCCTGCTGAAAGGACCGTTTATCTCTGGCGTCCGCCAGCAGCTTACCAGCTACATCCTGCCCGACACCAAGATCGCTCAGGACATTGTGAGCATGTTCACCGTCCTGGGCTACAAGCTGCGAGAGTATCTGGACACAGACGCGGCTGACACAGTTGGGCAAGATGAGGAACCAGAAGTAGCAACCGTCTCCCGCAACGTGCGGAGCGCCCACAGTCGCGCCCGCTCTGGTCGGCGCTCGCCCCGGCAGAGAGCGCGATGAGCACGCTTGGTGTAGAAGATCGGGGGTTATTCTTCTTGCCCAAGGGCGAGAGGCGACCTCGGGTACAGTACCTTTTTCGCGTCCGTATCATTGATGGCTTGCCCCACCTCTGTTTCAAGGATTCGTGGAACAGCAGGCGGGGTCAGTACGCCGAGGTCACAATACCCCTTCATCAGCTGACTGAAAAGGTACACCGACTCATCTGTAGGCAGCACCTGATGACTGAATAGAACTAACCGAATACAGGCAAGCAACTAGCCACGGAAATTTCCGTGGCTTTTTCGTTTTAGGGGACTAATGGCAATCTCTCCTGATTATGCAGACGTAAAACCGATAGACCACGACCCAGGTCGCTACGACACCATCAGCATGGATTGGACTGCCAGGCAGCGACTCTATGCCGGCTACTGGAAATACTGGTCGGGGGCCGTGTTCGACGAGGTGGATGAGCACGCCGTCACACCTAGCGGCAAGAAACCGCAACTCTACCCGCTCGAGCTGAACCTGGTGGAGATGGCTTGTATGCTGCACGCATCAGGATTGGTTGGGGATACGTCCAATCGCGATACACCACTAGAGGTCTCAGCCAAGCCACGTAAGGACAGGGGCGGGAAAGAGGTGGCCGACCACGCTTCGACCGTCCTCTCTGATTTTTATGAGATGAGTGGCCTAGAGAGCATTATTGATGAGCAGGCTCTCCAGACTATGGTCTTTGGTGGCAGTGTGTGGGCCACTCGGTTCGAGCCCGAAGCCGAGATGAAAGTCCGGCTGGAGAAGATATGGCCGGAGTTCTTCTTCCCGGTCTGTCACCCAGGCGATATGGATAGGCTCCTGGAGGTCTTTATCTCGCGTGAGGTAGACGTAGCTCAGGCTGAGGCAGCCTATAAGGTGAAGGTGGACTCGGACAAGAGCCACAGGGTCCATGTTGTCGAGCGGTGGACTGAGAAGAAATACGAAGTCAAGGTCGGCGACAAGACGGCCAGGTACTCGGACGGCCAGCCGATGGCCGGCAAGAACCCGTTTGGCATTGTTCCCTTCGAGTACCTGCCTAGATTCCGCACTGGTGGGTACTATGGCGAGAGCCAGGTAAAAAACTTGATGGGCCTTCAGGATGAGATCAACGCACGGATGGCTGACCTGGGCGACGCCATCAGTGAGGGCGTCCATCGGACCAAATGGATACGCAACCGCCCAAAGGGTGCGCGAGGGCTGCGGCTGGACCCCTACGGCTTCCTCGATTTGGGGATGCCGGCTGGCAACCACCCCCCTCCTGAGGTAGGGGCCATTCCACCGCCTGACATACCAGCCAACTCACTGGAGCTGACAAACAAGCTCATCGAGCTATTTCGTCAAATAGCGCATACGCCGCCAGTGGCGTATGGAATGGATGAGGGGTCACAGAGGTCGGCGCTGACGTTGGCCTTCCGGATGTTCCCGTTTATTGCGATGATCGAACGCTATCGGCGTAACTGGGCCGGTGGTTTCAAGCGCATCTCCAAGAAGGCGCTGCGGATCATGCGAGTGAAGGGCCTGCACGGGATCACTGAGCAGCACGAGCGCCAATTGCTGCAGGTGTCGTGGGCACCAGCCATCCCACGTGACCGTGAACAGCTCGTCAATGAGATGGTGCTGCTGCTCAACTCGGCCCTCCGCTCGCCTGAGACAGCGTTACAGAAGCTGGGCGACATTCCTGATGAGGAGATCGGGCCGGAGATCGAGCGCATCAAGGAGTACCTAGAGTGGAAGGCATCACTGGGGCAGGAGTTCGGCCCGCCAGAGGCAGAGGAGATCGCGCCAATGGATCAGCCAGAGGCGAGGGTGGAGATGTAAAATGAACTATGTGGTTTTAGCGATGGAGTTGACCACAAACTGGCGGGATGCCGACGATCCCTGGCTTGAAGTTGGTGAGACGATCACGGACTACACAGTGACAAACAAGATTGTCACGTCGCTGGGCCGGACGGACGAGCGATCCATCTACATCCTGTGCAAAGAACGATAGCTTCTGACCCTGCAAGGTCGGAGTAGTAATCGAAAATAAACCAACAGTCCTGGCCCCGTACCTCTTTTGTAGGGGGCCAGACGAAAGGAAGAATCATGACCGAATCAACATCAACCACGCCACCGACCGGAGTACCCGCGCCGACGCCTGCGCCAGCGCCTACTCTGCCATCTGTGGACTGGAAAACACTGGCCAAGGACTATGAGGCCAGATTCAAGAGTCTGCAAGCGAGCACACAGCAGGCTGTCGAAGGCCATCGGACTGAGGTCGTGGGTCTGTCGAGTCAAATCACAGACCTGACCAGAGAGCGGGACGGGTTCAACGCGCAGCTAACGACGCTGCAAGGGGAACACGGCCAGCTCGCGTCAGAGTTCGAGGCTGCCACAGCCGCAACGGGCCTGCAAGCAGCAGAGTTAGCAAAACTTCAATTGATTGGGGCAGAGGCCCCCCACCTGGCCGCCTATGCGGGCTTTGTCTCGCATGTCGGCCCTGACGGGGCACCACTGGACGCGGATGGGATCAAGGCCAATATTGAGGCCCTGAACCAGATTCGCGCAGCAGATTTACAGGCATCGCAGGCTACCTTCCGCGAGGGCTACGTCCCTCCTGGCGCTCCTGTCGGGACACAGGACACGCTGCCATCACGGGAGCATGTGGCCAAGATGCTAGACGAGACTGCCGGTGTGCCTGGTAAGGCCGACGAGTACGTCAAGTGGCTGAAAGTGTGGGGCACCCTCCCCCCTGAGTAATGAGGAGGTTTTACGATGTCGTTCGACACTTACTATCCCGATAACCCATGGACCGGAATTGATCGTAACCAAAGGGACATCTACTGGCCACAGTTGCTGGAGACGTTCCGTGTGCGCTCGGTGTGGCGTCCGTTCGTCCGCTATGCGTTCGACATGGCCGCAGTCAACACAGGGACCGTTTATTTTGACGAGGTTTTCGACGCCGAGCCGGACACCACGCCAAAAGGCAACCGCACGATCTGGCTGGCGTCCCAGCACCTGGACTCCAGGCGGGTCACGCTTTCCATGGAGCATCATGCTGGAAAACTGGCGTACAACAAGTCGATGTCAGGCTTGCCCGCGCAGCAATGTGCGGTGGCTGCATAGAGCAGCAAGTGGGTGGAATGCTGGAACACCCTGAAGGCTCAGGAGCTACAACGTGACTGGAAACGGTGAGCGTGAAGGCTTGAAAATCCTGAGTTATAGGGCAATCAGCAGGCGAGCTTCTAAACCGAGAGGCAAGAGGAAGCCCCAGAGACTACCGGAGTACCGGCAAGAGTACCCACCGTCCCTCTGGGACGAAGATATAGTCCGAGCTCATGGGAGACCATGAGAGCTAGGCAGAAATGACCTAGCCCTGTACATTAAAAGCTCTAATATCCTTGATACGCTCAACAAAGGTGATGGCGTGGGCTTGCTGCTCTGGGGTCATGTGAAAGGGAATAGACTGCCGCCAGCGGATATACTCCAAGGCGATGACCGCCTCCTTCTGCTTTTTGGAAGGGGTGACAGCAGACACTAGGTTTTCAAGAACAGCCGCACACTTATCCAGCCCACAGAGCCGCCACTGTCTGACAGGATTCCCCCTCTTGGGATGGACGATTGCCAGATAGCCACCCAACTTGCGGAAGATGTCTTGAAGCAACTCAGCGTTATCCGATCTCTGGGAGATACAGAGTTGCAAGCTGGGGTTAGAGTACTTGGCTTTCTTACTGTAGTTCAGGGCAATATGCCCATCGCCAACAAAGAACCCTCTGAACTCTATGAGCCACTCCTTACTGGGATACTCGGTTGGCTGAGCCTGAGGGACACGGGGATGTCTAGCGCGATTATGCTTCTTGTACGAGCAACCGCGACAGGTTTTGGAGCGAGCGTCCTTCACCCCACCACAGTCCTTCACCCCACCACAGATAGGGCAAACATCTTTCTTGTGTTGCTCACCTGTGGCGCGGTAGCACCTTCGGCAGACCTTTGAGCGAGCGTTCATCTCTCCCCCACATATGGGGCATGGGATAACAGTGTAAGTCATAGTACCTCCTGGGGATATTATAGCATGCTTTTGTACAGAGTAACAAGTTGTTGACAAGCTGATCACTTTCTGGAAACAGAACGGTGGTGACCTGACCAAGCTTGTTCGGGGCGCACTGGGCCAGCTTATGGTCGATCACCTGGACATCCTGGTCCGCAACGCTTTCGTTGATGCGCCCTTTGCTCTTTATCGAGGCACTGCGTCCGATATGGCCGGGCTGGGCGCCAGCGACGTGTACGACCCAAGCGACGGCCAGAAGGTCTGGAAGTACATGGCGAACAGGAATGTTCCATTCGCCAACGACCCGACCGGCGTTGGGGGTGCCACCCTGTTGGCTATCTCTACGCCGACTGTCATCTTTGACATCCAAAACCACGAAAATGACTCTCTGTGGAAATCTGTCATAGAGTACAGTCAGCCGGAAAAGGCTCTGCGCTATGAGGTCGGCGCGTGGACTGGAGTGCGCTACCTCCAGACCGTGCGCAACGTTCTGTTCAACTGTGGAACCATCACCGCGCAGACCCAGTTGGCGGTGGCCATCACCCCTGGGGACGGAGCGGCTGCGACTGTGGACAGCGTGTACACGGTCGGTCAGGCCAGTGGCGTCACTAGGTACGCGACTGTGGATGACGTGACCGGTTTCAGCATTGGTGACATCCTGACCATCCACAAGACGCGCACCAACTCCTATGGTGTCACCAATGGCGTTGATCCAACTGAGGGGACGATGAGGCACCGGCGCGTCATCAGTCTTGACACCGACAACAACCGGATCGCCTTCGACAAGCCCTTCCTGGACGACTTTGACATTGACGACTACGTGACCCTGGGCCGGGACATCCAAATGACGGCGTTCGTGGCCGGGCCTGCTATCGCGGCTGGAATCGGCCAAGCGCCACAAGTGTACGCCCTTGATCCCATTGATGACCTGCAGGCAACCTACAGGTTCACATGGGATGCGTACTTGAAATATCAGTTGTACCGTGTGGAGTATGGTGAGGTCGTCTACTCTGCCGGCACCGGCCACAACGAGTGGCAGGACTAGAGACTATGCCGTTTAGCACCAGGGCATGGGGGGAGGTGCGGGCTGAAATCCGCACTTTCCTCCAGGACGAAGATGAGCGCACCTGGACCGATACGGAACTGCTGCAGTACTTTAACTGGGGCCAGGAGGACTTTGCGACCTACGTACCGGCTCGCAAGGCCATTACCTTTCCCAGTTCTGAGACACAGCCGTTCCTCCCGGATGACTTTTACGTGCCGCACGTGGTCGAGTTCCCTGACGGAGTGCTCATAGAGGAGATCAAGCTCACGCCTGGCACCAGGCTCTACTCGGGCGGGATCAGTGAAGTTAGCACCACGTCCTACCCTGTAGCTTGGTTTCGGGATGACGAATACATCTATCTCCTGAATGAACCGAGCGGCGACTGGCGGCTGCACTACTATGCCTACTATCCCAAAGCAGAAGGGGATGATTCTCTCATCTCTCTGCCTCGATGGGCTTTCCAGGCACTGACTATGTTTGTTGCATCATCTGCCATGAGTAGGAAAAGTGTAAATGCAGCGCAGCTCGACCAGTGGGACACCTCATTGGACAGCGGCAAGCCGACCGACAATCCACTGGCGCAGGAGGCCAAGAGGTTGATGAATAGCTACCTGTCTATCGTCTATCGCCACCTGAATGACATAGATGATAGCGTTGCCACCTGGCGACCGGCACAGAGGAGGCGCTAGTGGCAAAGCAGTTCATCACATCGATGATCAACGAGAAGCTGGCCGAGATAGCAGAGGAAGCCGCAGAAGCGGACGTGATCCAGCACACTGGAATCGCTGACGGCTGGTTTGTCAAACGCGGGCCGCTGCAACGCGACCCGCAGGCAGCCGGCGTCAACATCATGGTCACGTCCAACGATCCAGAGAAACCGTCGAGCTGGGCTCACGAAAAGCTCAAGCGCACCGAGTTGCTGGGAGGGGGTCATGGTTCTACTTACAACCGCATGGCCCTGGGCTTCCAGGAGATCGGCAGCAAGGGCCACGGCTGGGCCAGGCGGCACACTGTCAGGCTAACCATCTTCCTGGGACGCACTGGGCTGGATCTGACGGAGCGCGAGGAGACGGCGGAGCTTGTGTTAGGCGCCGTCGAATATGCGCTCCTGACGGACACTCGGTTGGTCGGGCTAGAGGATGACTTTGGTGAGAAGGTGCTGGGTGACTTTGCTGTACTCACCAAGTCCAGGCTTGGGGGTGGCGGTGAGAGTGGTATCTTTCGAGGGAAGCTGTGGGTGCAGATTTTCACCTTTCGAGAGCTGTAAAAGTCAGGCAACCACGGGTGATCGCGCTCTTTGGCGGTGAGGCACCCAATGCGCCGGAGAAGGTGCGCATCACAGTGCCTTACATCCGCTGTCGCGAGATGGGATACATGTTCGATTGGGCACGGCACCAGGATATGAAGGAGCTGGCTCAGACGGGCTACCCACTGGCGCTGTACCAGGCGTTCGTCATGCCCAGGGCTGTGGATGTGGACGGCAAGACGGTGAAGCTCGTCAAAGACCTGCAGCGCGCCTGCCGCAAAGTGATCTATGAGGTGGACGACGACTACACCAATCACCATCGACAGGTGATGGTAGAGGGCGGCGATGCAATGGCCGTGATGACCGTATGCGATGCGGTTACGGCCAGCACGCCGTACCTGGCCGAGAAGATGAGGCGGTACAACCCAAACGTCTACGTCGTGCCGAACTGTATCAATGTGGATGCCTGGCGCGAAGCCAAGGATGTACGTCATGTGCAGGGCTTGACGATAGGCATAACCGGGACAGCTTCTCACTATGATGACTGGGGTGTTGTCTCTAAGCCACTGGCAGAGGTCTTGGCTGAGTTTGATCATGTTCACGTCGTCTTTATCGGCTACAAACCCCAATACTTTGAGCACCTTGGCCGAGTGGAGCATATCCCCTTCTTGGCTTTTGAGAAATACCCTGGGGGGGTGAGGCAGATAGACATCGGCCTGGCTCCGCTGAACGAAAAGGATGAGTTCAACCTGTCCAAGTCGGCTATTAAGGTGTTGGAATACTGGGCGTCCTATCGTAAGTATCAGGAAGGCGGGTCGGGCGGGATCGCCGCCATCGCCTCAGATATGCCGGTTTACCAACGAGTAGTACAGCATGAGAAAACCGGCTTGCTGGTAGAGAACAGCGAAGACGCCTGGTACAAAGCAATACGGCGACTGGTGCTAGATGGTGACCTGCGGCGGCGACTGGGTATCAATGGTCACCGCCGGGTCAAACGGCATAGGAATATCAAGACAAAAGCAGTCGAGTGGGTGAAAGCCTACCGATCTATCATAGGAGGTAACAATCATGGGTAACACTGTACTGGCCCAAACCGGCATTGTGGGCTTTGGCCCACAGACTGCCAAGGAAGCAATCGCAACGACCTTCTATCGCTACAAAGCGATGAGGGCAGCTTTGGGGGCCGTTGAGGACAACCGCACGGCCCAACTGGAAATCGGAGGGGTCCCCTACCCCACCGGCGCTTACAAAGCTGGCGCGTTCTTTGGGGGCGAGGCGGTGTTACAGCCTCGGTTGGAGGGTGACATCGGCTGGTTGTTGTACGCGGCCTGCGGAGATGTTTCTACTACCGCTGACTGCCCTGAAGCTGGTCTTTACACTCACATCTTCCGCCCCGACTCGACCGCCACCAGTGCCATCAAGTGGCTGTCGGCTCGCTTGATGACGCCAGGGGCTACCAGCGGCGATAACCTGGGTTCCATCGGTCTGGACTGCCGTATCCCACAGTTGAGGTTGGTCGTGCCACAAAACGATGTGGTGACGGCGATGTTGACGGTGTTGGGGCGCGTCCCGTCATGGGCCAATGCAGCGACCGCCAACGCCTGGAGCTGGGCTGATGACTATGAGGACTTTGACAGCGTGCCCATCTCTGTCAAGGGTTATTTCAAAGTGCCCAATGACACTGAGATACCGGCCCTGGGCGTGGACATCGCTCTAGCTAACGTCCTGACGCAGCCACAGAGGGAGATGATCGTTGGCGCGTACCATCCCGACGACCTGGCTGTGGTCACGCGCAACATGACGATCAGCTTCGTCCACAAGTACCCCGACCCTGCGCGCTACCTGGCCTCCGCCGCCAATGAGGATGACCCGTTCGCGGCAGCGATGCCATGGTCGCCGGTGGTCAACACACAGAGCTGTGAGTTGCGGGTGGAAAGCCCAGGAGATGTGAGTGGCATGAGCAATCCCTACTCACTGACCCTGAAAGCGACCAAGGTGAGTTGGGTGCCTGACGGCCCACCTGTGCTGACGGCTGGTGACATGCTGCAAGTCCGCTACGTTGGGACAGTTTTGGAACCAGATTCAGGAGACTATTTTCAACTCTTGCTTGTCAATGAGGTTTCAAGTTACACCTGGCCATCATAGTAGTCAAGACAGGGCCGTGCTCAGGCGCGGCCCTGTCGTCACAACCTCCGACCTTGCAAGGTCGGGCGAGTTAAAGGAGAGTACAGTCAATGGCACTAGATATCGGAAAGCCGCTCGTTGAAAAGAAGTTCCTGAAGAAGGCCGATTCCAGCAAAAAGACCTGGGTACATATCCGACAGGCCCGGCATCAGGAGGAACTAGAGCGGAACAATGCGCTCGGCAAATCAACAGTGCTGGAAACGCCTGACGGCGCTCGACAGGTTGACCGGGGCATGACGTGGGGAGACCTGCGTGTCCTGGAGTGTGGTATGACCTTTGTGAGCTGCAATATCCTCATGGGCAAGAAGCGGCTCTTTACTCCTGAGATGAAGAATGATCCAGCCGCTTTTGAGGAAGCGTTTGGCAAGCTGCCTCTCGACATTGCCATTGAGTGGCAGAAGCTGGTTTGGGAGGTGAACCCTGAGTGGGACCCTATTCGAACTCTGCGCGAGAGCACAGAGACCGAATCAGAGGACGAGTCCGAGACTACCTCGGAGCCCTGAATGAGG